CCCGGCTCTCGCCGGGTTCATTTCAACCTCCACAAAGTAGATAGGAGTACCTTGTCTGTGACAGTTAGAACCAGAACTCGCACCTCTACGGTGTATTCCGGTAAAGCCTCAAGTTGGTTAAACCCGTCTGGTGATACCTGGACGGAGATATCTCATCGAGAGACTTGTGTCGATGACGTCATTCCTGGCGACAACGGCAATCTGACTATCACTAAGAGTGACTTGAAGCCAATCATCTTCAATGGTGAGTGGCGTTCGAGTAGCACCGTGTATTTCAAATACACGAATGCTCCCATGAATGTTGATCTTCCGATTAGCACTACATGGTCCTCTTATATCGGTACTTCTACTGGAGACAAAGGAAACGGTGCCTACGCGACGGACCTCTTGGCTAAAACAAATCCAAGTCGTCCTAATGTAGACTTACCCGTTTTTATTTGGGAGCTAAGGGACATTCCTCACCTAATCAAAATTCTAGGTGATTCTGCCCCTAAGACTCTTGCCCAGTCCAACTTATCTTATTGGTTTGGGTGGAAGCCTTTGCTTTCCGACCTTAGCACGATGCTCAATTTTCAAAGTGTGGTTAATAACCGCTACAATGAATTGAAGCGCCTTTCTAAGAGAGGTCTCCGGAGGACTATCGAACTTGACAGACATAGTGAAGATGCGTCGAAAAGTGGATCTTTCTACTTTCCTACGCAATTCACCAGTCCCCGAGTTAACTTCACATCGAAGTATTCTCGGACGACTGTGGTCAGGGGCCATGTAAAATGGGTCCCTTCTTCGGGTTTCCCGAAGACCGATGCTGCCATGCTCGCACTAGCCAGACGGGCCGTATTTGGCCTTACCTTGGACTTTGCTACCTTTTGGGAAGCAATGCCTTGGTCGTGGTTAGTGGATTGGTTCAGTTCCGTTGGTGATTTTCTTATTTACCAACGGAATCTCGTCCCTTGCACTTATAAGGATTTATCCATTATGAGGCAACACGAGATCAACGGGGTAACGACTCCTTCTTTCGTTGGAGACATGAAAGGAATTTCAGTCTCTGAAGGAAGTAGTACAGTCACCCTGAAGACTAGAGCCGTAGCTAGTCCTGCTATCACTGCCTTTCTGCCTGGACTTACACCCAGGCAGATATCGATCCTCGCCTCGTTATATGTACTCCGCAACCGCGGAGGCCTATCGGGTGGGGGTTTAACCCACTCATAGTAATAACGAAAGCGAGTAACACATGGCCTTTCCCGATACAATTACGATTACGGTTAATTCCGTTGCAAAAGTCCTCACTCGAGTAAACTCGGGTCAGGACTATACTTCGGAATACCGGCTCCGTGGAACTTTGGACGAATATCGTCTAAAGATCCGGCACACCTCGTTTAAGGACGCGGCGCGCGCTGGGCTAGCGATTAATAGGCATAACGTGGAACTGGTTCACACCGTGTTCCCCGTATCGCCTTCGCTAATCCCAACCATTCGCAAGTCGTATGTGGTCTTCGAAGAAGCCTCATCCGATGATGCGACTGCAGCTCTGAACTTCGATCTCGGGTTCGCTGGTTTTCTTATCAGCGCAAACGTGACGAAGCTTTTGAACTACGAGAGCTAACCTAACGGTTATAATCGTCTCGGGCTAGGTCCATCACGGGAGAACCCTGATGGATAAGAGCCTAGAAGCTAATGTGTTAGTGGTGATCGCTTCATTGTTTAAAGACTTTGAAGCGACGTACACTTCGATGGGACAGTCTCTTAGTAGAGATACTGAGAGGTTGAATTCCCTTTTCAAAAACAGAGGTCTCCATAGTCTTATGGATGACCTTCCGAATCTAGATTCCATGTTATTACGTGGTTTAGAGACGGGCGTACTTGTCTTGAGGGGTCCTCTTTCTAAAAGAGTCTCCAAAAAGATCAAAGTGCCGAGATTTCTCTCGGGACTCTGGTTACGCGTTTTTGACGAAGATGGTGTACTTAGGTCATCTGTAGACACAACTGCAGTGGCCTTTATTAGGCAGGTTTCCTGCTTCGTAAAGTCACTAAAGTTAGAATGCTCCCGAGCGGTTAAAACATCAACCGCAGAGGAGTACTTCAATGTCGACAGTGAGCTCAGAGAATCAGACCTCTTATGGTCTGATATGGAGTTCGATTACTTTGGCCGCGGTCCTAGCCTTCACTTTTGTGACGGTTTGGATCCTGATAGGGAAAATAATTCCTTCTCAGGAACTCGGTCAGATGAATCGTTCCTCATCCGATTACAGGGAATCTGTGATTCGGTCTCCGGCTATCTTGGATACTACGACCCCTACGCCTTCACCTCGAAGGTTGGACGGTCGTGTGTATCTTCAAGATACCTAAGTCATGGACGCGGTGCTGTGTCAGACCAGGCGAGGTATGATAATCGTTATCATTTTCCTTCTTGGAATGACCGCCTTAACGTGGCATTTCCATATGATGCTTTCGGCAGGTATGACTTTTCATTGCCTGACGAATCTATTAGCTGGAATACCACTCCTGTGTCGAAGCTTATAGCTGTCCGTAAGACAGTTAAGAAGCCGAGACTCATTGCGTCCGAGCCAACTGCCAACATGTGGTGTCAACAAGTCACCATGCGTTGGTTAGTTGATCGGATTAGCAATACACCTCTCACTGAGTTTATAGACCTGACTCGTCAGGACTTGTCTCAGCGATTGGTTAGGAAGGCGTCCCTAGACCAGTCTCTCGCTACTGTTGATCTCTCTTCAGCTAGCGATAGATTGTCCTGTTGGGTGGTAGAGAGGGTATTTCGGAGAAATCCGATGTTACTCCAAGCTCTACACTCCCACCGTACTCCCTATATTAGGGATTCAATACGGTCAGGCGATGTTCACTTCTTAAAGAAGTTTGCATCCCAGGGAAGCGCTGTTACCTTTCCGGTCCAGACTATTGTATTTTTGTGCATTGCTTTAGCCGCTTGCGGTGTGAGTACTGTACAAGGTGCAAAACGTCTAAAAGGCAAGGTACGCGTCTACGGGGATGATATTATCCTCCCCACATCAGCGTACGAAGATTTAAGTGCTTACCTCAGTTTTCTCCAGTTGAAGATAAATGATAAGAAATCCTATCATCTAGGCTTCTTCAGGGAAAGCTGCGGGCTCGACTGTTATAAGGGTGATGATATCACTCCTGTAAAGCCTCAGCACTTAGTCTCCCACGGACCTGAGTCGGAAATGGCTTTAATCGATACCAGTAATAACTTCTTTTTGAAGGGATACTGGTATACGGCAGAAGCCATCAGATCGATAGTATCTAGGAGCAAAATTACCTTACCTGTTGTTGGGGTAGAACCCAAACAGGATAAGGAGCTTCCAGTTACAAGGAACGACTCAGGTGTCACCGGATGGCTCTCATTCTGTGGAGGTATGGATAACCCCTCGGCAAAAAGCCGTTGGAATCGCAACCTTCACGTTATTGAGAGGAGATACACCGTATTTAATGACGAGTGTACTCGAACCCCATCCGAGGACGAGACCAGCATTTTTCAGTTTTTCGCTGAAAACCCTTCTCCACTTAAACTCTGGAGTGCGGGCGTTGCTGGAAAGCCTAGGCTTCGTAAGAAGACTAGGTGGGTGGAAGTAGTAGGTAAGGATGTTCCTTACCCTGGGAATTTCCCAGAGGGTACTACATTCTAGATTAGGCTTTAAACCCTAATCATGAAGGAGTCAC